AAGTACGGTTCACGTTCTAAACAGGCAGCTATTGGTGGATTACTTGGAGGACTTGGAGGATTAGCAGCAGGGCAAATTGGAGGGAATATAATTGAAGGTGAGCGTCGTCGCAGAAATTCTCTAAAGAATCAAATGCAAGGCGGAAACGCTGAACAATACTTACAGTAATTACAATGGCTATTAGCTTTGGTCCATCAAATTTTATAGATAAGTTTGATACTAACAAATATATGGCAACATCTAGTCGAGCAGATGCAATGAAAAGAGCTAATGCTTTTAAGAATTCTGCAATGGTTGGTGGGGAAGGTGTTACTCAAATAGCTAACAATGAAATAACTGATATCATGAAAAGTGCTGAGCAGTCTGCAAATTCCTCAGCTCAAGGTGCTGATATCTTTGGCAAAGTTGCAGGATTTGCTGGCGGAATGGGTCGTATTGGATTTTCAGAAGGTGGTTTTGGTAACTTCTTTAATATGGGATCAAGTGGTGGTGGCGGAACAGGAAAGCTACTTGAAGATCCAACCACAACATTTAAAGGGTTAAATCCAGGTGTTACTGTATTTGACATGCAGACACCTGGTTAATAATCAAGATATTGATACACTTAATAAAGGCTAATTAAATAATATGGCTACTAGTTTCTCAGCAGGCGGTTTAAATTTAAACCCATTCCAGTCAAACGCTCCTGGCACTAATGCCGCTGTGTATGGAAATGCTGTGAACCTTGGCAAAATCTGGAAGACAAATAGAGGAGGATCCTTCAAAGCTTCTGACTTCATTGCCCAAGATATTGCAAATAAGGCAGCAGTGCAAAGTGCAGCAGATCAATCTGATGCTTATGCAATGGGTAAAAGTCTGGGTGCCATTGGCGCGGTCTCCGCTGCAGAAAAACAAGCAAAAGAGATTAAGGACCAAGCCAAAAAACAGGCAAGCAAGTCAATGTTTGGTTCTGCTCTTGGTGCCGTAGCTGGCATTGGAGGAACACTCCTTTCCGGTGGCAATCCAATGGTTGGTGCAGTTGCATCTAAAGGTGGACAGTTACTCGGCAATCTATTCGGTTAATCAAACTATTAAATACAACGTCATGACTCCACTTGAAAAGGAACTATTTCTAAAAGCCATTCAAAACAATCCAGATTTCATAAGTGGTTCTGTTCAAGGAAAAGCTTTAAGAAATTTTGGTGGACAAACCCTTAGTGGCATCGGCAACATGGCTGATGACGCCAACAAACTTATGGGTGGAGATCAGATAGTAGCAGCAGGAGTTAAGGCTCTGCCTAAAGGTCTTCGTGCAGGAGCAATGGGTGTTGTGAGGTCTGCACCAATGCGTTTTGCAGGACGAGCGTTGCCTGTACTTGGTGCAGTTCAAGCTGTTGGTGATGTTGGAGATATTGTCCTTGGTGACGACAGTCTTGGTAATAAAGCAATGGATGCTGCGGCAATGGGCATTGGAGGAACGATCGGTGGAGTACTTGGAATGGGTAATCCTTTGTTAGCTGCAGGAGGTGCATCTCTGGGTAAAGCTGCAAGTGATGGACTTCAGTTCTTACTTGGTGGAGGTAAGTCTGCAGAAGAGCGTAAACTAGAAGAAGCACTTAAGTTACTACAACAGCGAGGATTAGTCTGATGCCATTTTTAGCAGGAGCAGGAATTCTATCCGGCGGTGCATTAGCTACCAAAGCGGCTATTGATTTAATTCCAGGATTAAAAGAATCAATTGGCTATACACCAGAATCAATTGCCAAAGGTGAAAGCTTTGATCTAAACAAGCCTGATAGTTACAAAGATGATATTGGTGATAATTTAAGGGCATTAAGAACAGGAATCTCTACAAAACAAGTAAAAGATGCTGCTAGGCAACAAGCTATTGATGCTGTAAATAGCAGCCTAAGAACGGGTATTAAACAAATTGAACAAGGATACACAAACCTTGGCTATAAAGATCGGATGCCAACTAATCTTGGCTACAGAGAGGGTGAGGGTACTTCTGAAGCATCACTACGTGTTCAAGATGAACTAAAGAAATTAAACTCTTTGCAAAACCTTAAAGCTAGTTATCCAGGTTTAGCAGTTGATGGCTTACTCGGTAAGAGTAGTTATGAACTTGATGCTGAAGGTGAAAGATTCCGCAAATCTCAAAAAGGCAGTCCAGAATCAAGAGCAGAACGACAAGAAAATCGATTACTTGAAGATCGGTCTAAAGAACAATCTAGGTATCTTGATTTGATGGAGCAGAATCTTGCTGACCGTCAATTTCAACAAATGCAATCGCAAAATAATTTCCAACTGCAAATGGGTCAGATGGGAATGAACAACCGTAGGTTAGATATGGAAAACGCTCGTAGCAACCGTAGGGATCAACGTGAGGCGTTGGCTTTAATTCTGCAAGGGCTGGGTAATGTCAGTAATAATTTGGTGAACTATTAATCAAAAGATTATTGATAGTTATATCCAGCAATAAACTGATTGTTCTTTGCGATACCACCCGCTACATCAGCGGGCCTCTCCCAATTGCGTAGGAATGCCTCACTTGCTGCTTGAGGAGAGTTGTAAGTGGTATTTTTAAATTTACTTATAAATTGGTTATATTCGGGTAGTTGATTTTGAGACAGTGCGTGATCTAACTGACCCTTCCAATTCGTAGCATAGTCAGGAACATTTTGCTTCATCAAATCAGAGCGTCCATAGTTATTATTCCATTGGAGCATTCCAAATGAGTTGCCTCCATCGCCTCCTGCGGGATTAGATCTGAAAGTACTTTCACGGTCAATATTAGCCATTAGTCCAAGAGCCTTATTTTTTGATAGTCCCTTAGATTTTGTCAAATAAGTATAGACCTCTTGTCTATCTACATTTCCGCCTGACGGTGCAATTGCTTGAACAGGCAAAGCAGTTGAGTTGCTAGAGATAGTCTGAGGGGTGTCTAAGGTATTCGTGGGTTGAGTGCCTGACTGATTGGATTCCTTACGTAACTTTTCGAGTTTTAATGTATCTGCCTCTGAACGTTTTTTCATTGCTTCCATTTGAGCCTCAAATGATTTTGTCATAAGATCCATTTGAGTTTGGCCAGCTGCCTTATATTCAGCATCCTCCTTCTGCTTTAACTTCCGTTCTTTGTCATACATGAGGTAGGCATTAGCTGTATCAACAGTTGCTGCCAATGCGCCAGCCATCTTTGCTGGCCTATTAATATTACGAACATCCTTTCGAAGTTTTGCATCCATATCATTGAGCTTCACACCGGTCTGGATATTAACTGCAGAATTACCAACAATTTTAGTCTTATCCATTGCACTGATCTGATTGGCCTTACGTGCCTTACTCTCAGTTTGAACTAGCTTGTTAACATCCGTACCCGTTTTTTGAGAGGTGTCATAAAGATCTGTAGAAATATCAGCAACCTGTTTTGCACCTGCAAGATAATTACCGGTATTGCTGTAGTTGAATTGCATGACACGTCTACACCTTTTATATATCTATTGTAGTTAGATACAATATTTATATTAGTAGCAAAAGGCAAATGGCTTCCCCGTCAGACTTTAGAGATATCGATAAAGATGGTGTAGATGATAATGAAGGTGAGCGTATCCAGAAAGGTTACGACAATTATAGAGATGCATTCTTTCAACCAGTCGATCGTGATTATGACAGGATGACTGGTCTTCAAACAGGTATTATTGCTGATCAAGTTGGCAAAGATATGGATATGGATCGATCAGAGCAGCAAGCAGAATTCCAATCTGGTTTGTACAAAGACAATGCAAAGTTTGGTGCAGACCTTGATTTGCGTAATCAGCGAGAGGGAAGAGCGGACGAGTTTGGTTATGGTATGCGTAGCCTAGATAAACAGTTTGAATTAACTGATGCATTCCAAAACAATGAGTTTGGTCGTAATATTGGAACGATGCAGGCGACTGGCGAGCAAACGCGTAAAAACTTTAGAGCTCAAGGTGTGGAAGATCGCTTGAGTCGAATTACTCAAGGTGAACAAGATCGTCTTGGAACGGCAGCTGTTGGAGACCAGACACGTAAGAACTATGAGTTTGAGGACAATATCAATGCACGTGGTGAAGCACGCGATAAGTCACGAGCACGTGGTTTGGCTAGAAGCTTCTAATGACTACATCAACAACTAATAGCAAAACTGGTAAAGTCTATATGACTTATGTAGACCAGTGGCTAGACACACTACCTGCTTCTGAATCAGAGGAGTTCAAAGAATTTGCTGAAGTAACTCCATCGATCATTGAAATTTGGGTATATGCAGGAATCCTAAGTTATCCCGGTACATTTAATGATATGGCCCGTTGGGTCAAGATGAAATTTAAAAAGCTGAATCGCCGTGAAATACTCAATAGCGAAATTGCTGCTCTCCACTCCGATATACAAGACTTACGAATGGCCATTACCTCGGGAGAGATCAAAGGTTCGGATGGTGCAGCACGCCTTGCTTCGCTTGAGAAGGAGCTACGTTCGCACATTGAGACGTCTGATCGGATGAACCGAACTACAGACAAACGTGGTTTGATTCTTGCTGGTGCTGATCGGGTGATGCGTGAAATGGCTTCAATCTTCAAAGATGATCCACATCTGTCTGAACCAATCGATAATGCAATTAATGCTGTCTTCGCAAAGATCTACAGTGAATTAGGATAATGGTCCCCTTACTTAAAGAAGTACCCTCATTAGTTGATACTTCAACGTCTGGTCTTCGTCTGCAAGGAACACTGCCTAAAGCATTACCTAAAATGCCAGATGGTTCATCTGGATCAAATGTACGTGCAGAAGAGGCAGCTATTTTCTTGAGAGATATGGGGATTTCGTTTGCAGAAACAAAAGCTATGCAAGCCCGAAGTAAAGCTATTAGAAGACTAAAAGATAAAGCTGCTGAACGAAATGCAAAGAACTTTGGATTAGCATAAACTTTATTATTAGTTAGACTTAGGGAAAGACTAACTTATGGCAATACCTAGCGCTTCATTAGCATACAGACGAATAGCGTTAATGAACGCAACTAAGGTTACCGTCAAACCTCCTAGCGAAGACGTATTAAAAGCAAGAGATAATTTCCAAGACTTTTGTAAGTTCATGGGTAAAACTCCTGCAAAGCATATGTTGGAGTGGCATGCAGAGTTATGTACTGGTGAAGACAGTGAATGCTTAATAGGTATTGCAGGTCCTAATACATCAATCCTTGCTCCACGAGGTTCTGCCAAAAGTACAGTCCTTGGATTGTTTGCAGCATGGATGATCGGAAGACATGCAGCTGCCAAACAAATGCTGCGTATCCTTTACATCGCTTACATGGTAGACATTAGTCGTGCCAAGTCAGCAACAATTAAAGGGATACTAACAAGTAGCAAATATAGGGAGATCTTTCCAATGGTAAGACTCTCCAAAATAAAACGTTCGGATGAATACTGGTCTATTGATTATGAGTTTGCAGGAATTGACACAGCAGGTGAAGAAGCTTTCACAATTGCGTGTGGTGGTCTCAAAGGTGCAATCACCTCTAAACGATCGCAGCTGGTGCTTATTGATGACCCTATCAAATCTGCCGCTTCAATCAACAATCCAGACATTCGCCGTGAGATGGAGCAGACGTGGTCTAACGTTATCGCACCAACGATGTTTCAAGGTGCACGGGCTATCTGTTTGGGAACCCGCTTCCACTACGACGATATTCACGCCACGTTATTCGTTCCAAAAAACAAGTGGAATCAAATTGTCCAGCGAGCAGTCATAACAGACGCTGACGGAAAGCAGAGATCATATTGGCCAGAGTTTTGGTCAATGAAATATCTAAATGAACGTAAGACCGAAGATCGTGTTGCTTTTGCATATCAGTATTTAAATACCGCAGTGAAGTCAACTGATGTAGGCATCTCTCCTGAGCTAATCATTAAAGGAGAAGTACCTGAGGATTACGACTGTCTGGGTGTAGGTATTGACCTTAGTGCTGGATTAAAAGAGAAGAATGACTGGACTGTTATGACTCTCGGTGGAATCAAAGAAGGCAAAATCTACATGATCGATCAACGGCGTGCTCGCACGATGGGCAATCTCGATAAGATGGATCTGCTCTGCCAAATGCTTGCTGATTGGAATATTGTTCTTGAGAATGACGAAGGTCAATTTTTTCCAACAATGTCGCCGTGCATAATATGGCCTGAAGCCGTTGCTTATCAAAACTCATTTGA